CCATACCAGGATAATTATCACAATCAGCAGCAAACTTATCGTGATCAAATCCTTTATGCATTGATCCTCTATTGCCATAGAGATTGTCCTTAATATCATAAGGAGGATCAAGATACACAAAAACAGTACTATCTCCATCCAATAGATGATTGTAGGAATAATTAGTTATATTCCATTTTTCAATCAACTTAGAATATTCTGGAAGTTTTTCAATTCCCCTGACTGAAAAATTATTTTCAGATGCTTGAGCAGAAAAGGAGGAACTTTCTGTAAGTCCACTAAAAGAACACTTATTTAAAATATAAAAAGATACTCCCCTATCAAATGACTTTGATTTAGAATGAGCAAGGCATTCTTTAGACTCTGCAAACAGAAGTCTTGCTTTGTCTGGTGAGTTGTAAAATTGTTTTAATTTCAAAAGTTCTTCTGTAAATTTTTCCCCTTCTGTTTGAAGGACCTTCCAAAAATTTACAAGAGGTTCATAAAGATCATTTACCCATATAGAAATATCTGGATATTGTTTAGTCACTGCAATTGCCATAGATCCACCACCAACAAATGGTTCCCTAAATTCTCTGTAGTTATAGAGATCTGGCAAGTGTTGAAATAGTTTTGGAACTGCTCTGGACTTTCCTCCAGGATAGCGTAAGCAAGTTTTAAGTTGTTTCATAATCAGGTTTGTTGTACTTCAAATATTCCCAGAAGGTAAGTTTCATTTCTTTCTGAGTCATTCCACAATGTTTTGCAGCAGCAGGAAGAGTCATCTTTGCTCTAAAGAGTGCCTCATTTGCTTCCTTAACATTCTCAGGAGTTGTTTTTACTGGTTCATCTTTTAGGTTATTGTAATTCATTTTTAAATAGAGTTAATCATAGCTTGCTTTACTTTTGGATCAGTTTCAGTTTCAATAAGAATTTGAATTTCATTTTTTCTTGCTAATTCATATGCAGCAGAAGCTTCTTCTATTGTAAGAAAATATCCAAGTGCAATTTTCTTACCAGAAATAGTATTAATTTGCGAACGATATGGTTTTATACACCCCTTTTTTGATTTAGTAACCCCTCTAGGAAGATTAGAAGAACTATTTGGATTTGGCATAAACCATTTATTTACAATGGGCCTAACCATTAAACAAGTATCTGGACCATAAAGTTTATTTCCTGCAATTAAAATGTCTTTATCAACTTCTTTATTTTCAAAATCTTCCCATTGCTCTATCCATTCTTTAAATGCAGAAAGTTTATACCATCTAGAATCAAGTGTGCAATCTTGATAAGATGGTTTATTTTCCAACCATTTTGGATCTCTCATATCAGTTCTTCTGATTATTCCAGTCCAAGTTCTCCAAGTTCTAGTTTTAGTAAATTCTGGAATCATTACATCATTTACACCTACTCCATAAATTAATTTTCTAAGTTCTGTCCTTGGACCAGACTTTCCAATTGGAGAATTTTCTGCCTTAATATAATCTTTCTTATCTTTGTATATTGTAACCCATTTTCCATTTTCCTTTTTCTGAGTTATGGAATTTACACCACAATTTCTGATTCTTACAGTCCCATCTGGCAAAGGATTTCCACGTTTAATAGTTTTACTATCATTCATTTAAAGTTTACCTCTACCATCAATTCAGTTAATGCTGCAAGAAGGTTAATTTCTTGGTCTGCCACAAATGCACTTTGATATTGATACTTTGCTACAATCAAAACTGCAGCAGCAATACTTGGACCATCAACCTTCTCATAAAGAGCATCATAAACTTTCCTAAGAATTGTTGATGAATCATTATCCATATTCAGAGAAACCCATTTCCTAACCTCTGGGAAATTCTTTTCCTTCAGGTTCTTAATTAAGTCAGTTACTGATACATCAGAGAATGTTGTTAGAATTCCAGAGTCAATCTTTCCACTTACAGAGTATCTTTGACACTCATTGAGGACTCTCCTCCAGTCTGGGAAATGACTGTTGATAATTTGTGCAAGAACCTTTTGCTCAAATTCAATGTTCTCTTCCTCAAGAATAGACCCGAGACGCTTGAAGAATTCTCCAGCAAGTTTTGTTTTTTCTTTTCCTTTAATTGAGAAATCAACAACTGCACATCTTGAATGTAGTGGTTCGATGATCTTGTTCTTGTAGTTGCAGGTGAAGATGAATCTGCAGTTCTTATAGAACGTCTCAATATTTGCCCTAAGTAAGAGTTGAACATCTGTGGTGGTATTGTCTGCTTCGTCAATAATAATGACTTTGTGTTTTCCAGTTGCAGAAAGTGATACGGTCGAAGCAAAGTTCTTTGCCTGATTCCTGACAGTATCGAGAAATCTCCCTTCATCTGATCCATTGATGACATAATAATCTACTCCTAATTCTTCACACAGTGCTTTTGCTACTGTAGTTTTACCACATCCTGCAGGACCAGCAAGGAGAAGATTAGGAACTTCTCCTTTATCTACAAAGTCCTGAAATGTTTTCTTAATGCCTGCTGGCAAAATGCAATCTTCAATTTTCTTTGGACGATATTTTTCTACCCAGAGGAAGTCTTTGCTCATAATAAATTAAATTCAATAGTTAAATTAGTTGAGGATTGCCAACTATTGTAGCAGAAGGAATCTGTGCTTGAGCAATTGCTTTTGCTTGAGACTGACTTGTTGCTTCTACTACAATTTCAAGATACCTATTATCCTTAGGTATTTTATATTTTACTTTATATCTCATTCAAATGTAGAGTCTGGTTCAAGTGCAATGAAGTATTTCAAGTTATACTTCTCATTTACAAATCTAGCAGAAAGTTTCCTGGAAATAACTACATCATAAGAACCAGGAATAATCTTAATGTTTTCTACTTTGAAATTAAGAACAAACTCAGCATCTGTTTCTCCCACAATAATAGAATACTCATTAGATGTGTCATTGTTCTTGTCTCTAACTACCAAATTAATGACTCCATTGGCACCAATGGCAGAAAGATCAGGCAGTTTATAAACTGCAGAAGCCTTGATAAGTTTATCCAATTGTGAGTGCTCTAGTTGGAAGCACACATCCTGAGAAGGAAGATCAATATCCTTATCTGGAGGAGAAACAATTACTTCAGGATCTGCATAGAAATACTTGACCCTACGCTTTCCTTCTTTAATTGTCAGGTATGAATCATTAGTAAAATCCAAATCTGGATCTTGATGCAAACTCAGACCATTCAAAAATTCATTCAAATCATAAATTGCAAAGTCTTTACCAAATTCTTCATCAACATCAGCAACAGCATAGATGTTCTTAAGAATAGAAATGGTTTTAATTTGAGACCCTTGCTTAACTAGAATTGATTGATTAATATTGGAAAAGTTTTTAAGAATAGTAATAGTATTGTCAGAAAGTTTCATCACTTGTTTTCAACTAGGTTAAGATGGTTAATGAGAAGAATAGTATAGTGCAGCACTTTAAACAAGTCTGCACGAGGAGTTCCCTTAGTGTCATATCTATCAATGTATTTGGTTACATTCCCAGCACAAAATCCTTCTCTGCGATTGTGCTTAATTTTATCTAGAGTCTGTTCAGTTCCACCTCCAGTTCTGTCAACATAATGTTGACTATAAGTGCTGGAAATATATTCCTCCAGATGTTTTAGGATTTTGTCTTCATTATATTTCCAAAATCCATTGGTGTTTTTATTTTCTGTCATACTAAAAGTCATTCCATCATTACTTTCTCTAAACCAAAAACCATCAGCAGTCATAGAGTATCCACTCTCCATTGCCTGAGTCCAAGTAATACTGTCTCCACTAATTCCCTTTTCATCTTCAGGACCAAACATAAAATAAATCAAAGTGAACTGCTGTTAGTTTAGCAGAATGGGGTTGATCAGTCAATCATCATACTGAATCCCTTCTGCTTTTCAAATTTAATCACTGAATCAAATTTGTCAATTAATTCATCAGTTTTATGAGATATTACAAATACATTAGATTTACTAATTACATATTTAATAATCTTACTAAAGTTATCTGTTCCAAAGTCATCCAAGGAACTATCAAATACTTCATCAAGTATTAATAAGTTTGTATTAATTGAATTTTTAACCTTTGCAATCTCTCTCCAAGTAAACAGAATAGACAAATCTATCCTCATCTTTTCCCCTTCGCTAAAAGATGAATAGGAAAAGTCTTCATAAATTGGATTCAAAGCTTTCTCATTAAACTCTTCATCCAAAGTAAAATTAACTGGGAACTCCATTAGTTCCAGATACTTGTTTAAATTTTTATTGATTAGGGGCAAATACTTTTTAATAATTTTAGTCTTTGCCCCATCATCTTTAAGTAAAAGATGAATAAATTCGTAGTTGGAAAGTTCTTCTTTTTTTGTAGAAATACTGGTTAGGATTTCATCTAAACTCTTTTTTAAATTTTTTAATTTTTCATACTCAGAATTAGTGTCTTCATTTCTGGTGACAAGTTTTTGAATTTCTTGTTGTAGATCTCCATACTGGGATTGAAGTTCAGAGATTTTAACATTGTTAGAATTAATTTCATTATTGAGTTTAGTAATCTCCCTACTAAGTTTTAGGAATTTAGATTCATTAAGTTGTTCTTCTTGAATTGTTTTTTCAAGATCTTCACAAGCAGATTCAATTTCAGTTTTTTTATTAGATATGTCTGCTATTTTATTTAATCTAAATTCATCTTCAATAGATTGAGTACAGGTAGGGCAAACACTATTTTCCTGAAAAAATTCGTGTTCTTCTGTTATTGTTGATACTTTTTGTAGGAGTTTTATTTTAATAGACTCTAATTTTTTTAACTTAGAAGATGCATTAGAAACTTCTATAAGTTTTTTCTGATAATCATCAGACTCAGATAAAATTACTTTATTAGAATCCAACAAAGATTGTTTTGTGTTTTCAATGCCAATCAACTTGCTTTGCTTTGATTGAATATCAGCATTATTTCTTTTCTCAATTTCTTCAATAAATTTTTCTTGGATGTCTATTTTATCCTTACAATTCTCCTTTTTATACTGCAGTTCTTTGACTTCATCTCTAAGAGACTTGATATTAATTTTGGCAATATCATTCATAGAAGAGAATACTTTGATATCCAAAAGATCCTCAACTACTTCTCTTCTATGCTGAGAAGGAAGTTGCATAAATGGAACAAAATTTGATGATCCCAATACAACTATTTGTGTAAAGGATTTATAATTTAACTTTAGAATATTTTGCTCTAACCACTTTTGCTGATCATTAGATGCAGAAGCTTGATCCAAAACAGATCCATTCTTATGAATTTCAAAAATAGTAGGTTTAATTCCCCTAATAATTTTCCAGGTATCTTTACCAATTTCAAAATCAATCTCAACTACACATGCTTTTTCATTCATGCTATTGACTAATTGACCTTTATTAATTTTTCTAAAGGGTTTGTTAAACAAAACAAAAGTAAGAGCATCTAAAAAAGTACTCTTACCTGCTCCATTCTTACCAATTACTAATGTAGAATTGTGTTTGGTGAATTGTATTTCAGTCCAATAATTTCCAGAAGATAGAAAATTTTTATATTTTATTTTTAGAAACTTTAACATAATCAGGAGGAACAACTATATCATTTGAGGTTATTATGGCATATTGATAGTTCATATGATCACAAGCCATTATAGCAACTTCTGGATGAACTTCAGTGACTTCCATTTCAGGATAATCCAATTCTTCTAACATAGAAAGATATCTTTCAGCATCATCTTCTTCCTCAAAGAGGAACAGTACACTAGATCCATTTTTTGAGGAGAGAGCATAAGCACCATCTTCTCCATGTGTAGTAGTAAGAATATACATTATCCTAATTGAAATGCTTCTTGATAAATTGAATTAATGAGTTCCTTAATTCTATTTTTATTTAACTCCATTTCAGATTCATCAATGTATTTCTTAAGTAGGGATAGTGTGTCTTCATTTTCCACCATCGCATCTACATCAATATCTTCATTAATGATTACTTCTTCTATGATCTTAAGATCTTGAAGTCCAGATTCTAACAAGAAGTCTAAGAATTTTTCATATTTAACTTTATCCTTCTTCTCTTTGATAATTAATTTTACCATACAACCTTCATAATCCTCAAGATTATAGAGGGCATCATCCCTATAATAAATGATTTTAAACATTTCATAAGGATTTTCAATCCTAATTATTTCATATGTTTCTGTATCAAATATAATAAATCCTCTTTTATCACTGTAATCAGACCAATACAGTTGATATGGATTTCCTATGTAAAATATTTTTCCATCATCACTTCTTGTATGATAGTGTCCTGAGAATACCCTATCAAATTTTTTAAATATATTCTTATCCCTTCCATTGACCTGTGCATGACCTCTCTGGGGGTAGAAGTCATTCAACTCTAAATGACCCATAGCAATCCTTGCAGGGGTCTCCTTGATGGCATTTAGAGCATCCTGTTCACCTTCTGGAGTAATCCAAGGGAGAAATAAGATATCTGTACCTCCAACATTAACAGTTTCTGGAGATGTCATGATTTTTATATTTTTATAATCTCCCATTAAAAGAATTGGACTGTTCAAATCAGTAGTATTCTTATAAAAAATATCATGATTACCAACAGTCAAATAAACATTATATTTCTTTAATGGTTCTAGAATGACTCTTTTAGTCCAGTCAATGCTCCAGTAATCTGTTGCTTTTCTATTGTCAAAAATATCTCCCATATGGATAACTGTATCCACTCCATATTTTTTCAGTGAAGGAAAGAAGATATTTTTATAAAATTTTTCAAAGTATTCATGAAACACTTTATTTCCTTTTTTGAAATTAAAGTGAGTATCAGTAATTATAGCTACTTTCATTGAGAGAATCTATAATTAATACCATCTTTGATCCCATTAAAGTCAGAATAATCTCCACCAAGATCAGAGGTATCTGCACTAAAAACTTGATCAAATCCAGATCTTTCAATAATTTTTGTTTTAATTTCCAATTGCTTTTTCTCCTTTGCAATTCTTCTTAGAAAAGCATAGTAGACAATCTGAGTAAAGTATGCAAATGGATTAGTTCTTTTAATATCAAAATTATCGATATATTGAATACAATTTTCTATTCCATCACAAATCATTTCATCCTTAAACATATAATTTACAAAATTTGGTTTATATGCTAGATGATTTGCAATTCTTAAGAAGCAGTCACCAATATAATTACTGACCTTGGGTTTAGGCAAACCTCTCTCCTTTGCACTATCAACCTTTTTCCTATACTCAACAAGGGCAGCATAGAAATCTTTATTGTTTACATAGTGCTCTGATTTCTTTTTTGTTCTGGACATTATCAATGGCATTTTAGTTTACTAAATTACGAAACTCAATATGTTCCCATTATAACCTCAAGTACAGGTAGTTGACAAGTTATTGATTTGTGTCTAGAATCACTCTGTTAGGTTTGAAGATGAGGTATAGCTTTTAACACTACTTAGTTTTATAGATATTCTCTAGAAAGATTCTTGCTTCATCAACTTTAGAGATAAGACCTAAGGTTTTATCTATTGTAACTTGAGATCCACTACCTGTGTATTTTTTATATATTTGAATAATACTTTCATCTTTAATTTCTGTTAAAGTGATAACTTTATCCAATTGAATAATATACATTTCATCATCAGGAATACTCATCCAAGGTTTGATTTTGTATCCTACTGTATTTCCTCTTTTAGATTCAATACATTCAATTAGCACTGGATTATCTAAAATTAGAAATGAATCATGTTCTTCATCAGTATAAGATACTAAGGCAAATACTTCCTCACCTGATACTAGTTTAATTGAAGCATAAAATTCTTCTTCCATTATTTCTTAAAGTTAACTGTAATAATTTCATAGTCAAAGTTTTCTTCATTATAGATTTTGATTCTTTCTATTAGATGATTTAATGTATAATTTCTTTTGGATTTATATTTGATTTCATCAGCAATATCATATAAGGTTGCTGATACCTTTTCCTTTCCTTTTCTAAGAACTCTTCCTATTGATTGAAGATTTCTTATTCTTGATTTGCTTGGGGAAGCGAAGACAACATTGTGTAAGTTTCTAATATTGATACCTGTACTAAAAGTGCCATAAGAAGCAACAATAATCGCATTTGATTCTTCCTCGGTAATTTTTCTTACCAATTCTCTTTCTTCAGTATCCACTCCACCATGAATAAAAAATATTTTTCTATTTTCACTTGCACTCTTATTTATGAGTTCATATAATGGTTGACCATGAGTTGCAACACGATTAAACAATATAAGAGTGTTTCCCTTTAGATCTAAAACAAGATTCTTAATGAACTTATTTCTACGTTCATGTGAAATTAAATATTGAACTTCTTCCTCATAATCATTAAATTCCTTTTCTGGATGAGACAGTAGAAGAACTTTAATCTTTAACTTAGAAAGATATCCTTCCTTAATAAGTTGATCAGTTTTGATGAGTTTATAAGTAGGACCAAATAAACCTTCCAATACTAACTTATGAGTTTGAGATCCATCTAAAGTTCCAGTGAATCCAAATCTATACTTAGCATCAAAAAGTTTAGACATAATACTTACTAATGATTTGGATTTGAATTGATGAGCTTCATCTCCAATCACAACATCATAGTTTTCAAAGTAAGATTTATCCAATTTATAAATGGATTGCCAAGTAGATATGGTAACAGGTTTCTCAACCTCTCTAGACATTCCACCATAGATCTTATGGCAATACACCTCAGAGTTCCATCCATAGTCCTCAAAGTCCTTATACATCTGCTCTACAAGTGATGTGGTGGGGACTATGAGAAGTATATTCATCCCCTTCTCTACAAAATATCTTACAACTGAATAAATCATCAAAGATTTTCCAGATGCAGTTGGAGATAGAATTAATTTTCTTTGATACTTCAATGCATCATGAACACCCTGTATTTGATAATCCCTAGGTTCATGAGAGCATATGCTTTTCATATAATCCCTCACCCCTTCCATTGAGATTGTGTGATCAACCTCTCCAGGGATTCCATAATACTTGTTTTCTTTAAGTTCAAACTTGTAATTATGATTATCGCAAAAAGATACTAACTTGTCCAAAAGACCAGCATAGATTTCTCCAGTTTGGATATTGAACAACCTAATTTTTCCATCCCAATGTTTGCTCCTGAACTGTGGCATAAACTTTGCCCCAGGAACATCAAAAGTAAATTGATCACTTAATTCATATTTGATATGAGGTTCACAATCCACCTTCAAAAATATTTCATTCTTTTTGCTAATAATTAAATCTGTCATATTACATTCCTGATTGGAATCTCAAAAAGTCAATTGAGTTTTTAATTTGATATGTTCTATTGGAAATCATTTTTAAGATTTCTTCAATATATTTTAACATTGTATCATAATATTCAATTTTCATAAAGATATCTGATACAACCTTATCTGCTTCTAGATGATTTTGCATACTTTCCTTATCACGTACTTTGTAAGGAAATGGTTCATCTCTATAAATGTCAGGATCTGCTTTTCCTGAATAGTAATTATATCTTTCTAATTTCTTTTGCTTATATTGAAATTCTGTTCTCTTTCTCAATAGAGAAAGATTATTATAAATTTCATAATATTTTGCATGAAGTGCTGGAACTTTTAAAGATTCATTATGAAGATTGTCTATATCAATGTTTGAATCTTCTTTCCACATACTCTGAATTTCATCAAGTGAGATCATAAATTAATTATCCATAAGGGTGTCTATTCTATAATAAGTATACTTAAAGTTTACTTCTGCTGTAAAGTATCTAACATCTTCCTGAGTAGCATCAAATTCCAATGCAGATAAGAAGGTTGGAAAAAGATCTGTGAAGATTACATTGGCAGTTGGAATAAAATTACTTCCTAAAATTTGAAGAGTGCCATCTGAAACTTCAAATTGTAAAGACTTGGGATTCTCTCTATACTCATCAATGTCTTCTCTCTGAAGATCTGAATATTGTTTTAAACTATAAGGAAACCCTAATCCAGTCATCCAATTGTGGATTTGCATATAGTTTTCCAAATACTCATCCACCAAAAATCTAAGTCTTAAATCCTCAAAGTTCATCTTATCCCCCGGAACATCAATATTTTTTCCAAAGCGAGTTTGAACTGCAGATCCCAAAGTAATTGCAGGAATCCCTGCAAAGTTTGAGAAGAAATCTACTTTAGGTGCTTTTGCCAAAGTAAATTTAAACCCTACTGGAGATAAGTAATTTCTATTTCCTGGTTGAGAATTTAATGCACTGTTGGACATAATTTTTTTTTAACTATTTATTTGCATAAAAAAAGACCCCTCTAGGAGGGGTCCTGTATACCTTGTGATTAGATCACATGAGGTTCTTGATTTGTACTCTTCTGTAGTATCTATTCTTACCAGCAACAATAGCACCCAGACCTTGATCTGATACATTGCCATGTGCAAATGGGTTGGCAACCATACCATATCTGGTCTTGAAGCCAATCTTGGGCTGGAAGGTGTCCTGACCAACAGCACGTACCATCTGGAGAGGTACATATGGGCAGTAGAACAGACCAGCATCATAAGGATTGGTTCCCTTATAACCTACAACATAGTACTGGTTAGCAGCCAGGTTTGCAGCATAAGGATCAATGTAAACTCTGAACTTACCATTGAGAACACCAGCAAAAGTATTGCCAGTATCATCAACATTCAGGTTAGCATTGAGAGCAGGGGTGTAATCCAGAAGACCTGCCATTGTGAGTGCAGAAGCAACATCAGCAGAGCAGAGGATTGTATTACCCTTTCCTCTTCTTGTTCTTTGAGCGA